GCCAGAGTCCCCTCTACGGAAACAGCTACTGCGGAATCTTAAACTCATTCTGATGGAATTTTTCGATATGATAAAGAGCCAGTACGGGAGCGTGCAGGCGTGCGCTAAGAAGCTCGGCGTAAACAAAGAGCAGCTAATGCGACAGATCAAAACAGGCGACGGGCGCGTGCTGGATGCCATCGCCGACAACTGCCGCCTCTCCCGCATCGAGGTGCGCTGGGAGTTTAGATATCACAAAGAGAACACATGACATATCAGCAATTCATACAAAGCAAACAGGCGAAGACGGTCCAAGTAGGATTTGAACCCGAAGACCTCAACCGCCACCTATTCCCGTTTCAAAAGGAGATTGTGCAGAGGGCGTGTCGGCGTGGCAAGTATGCCATCTTCGCCGACTGCGGCCTCGGAAAAACCCTCATGCAACTAGAATGGGCGCGGCAGGTAGCAACGCATACAGGCGGAAAGGTTCTCATCCTTTGCCCGCTTGCTGTCGCAGGTCAAACCATCAGCGAAGGAGAAAAGTTCGGCGTATACCTTACCCGATGGCAGGAAGGCAACGCCGATATTTTCATCACCAATTACGAGAGCTTTCATAAAGTAGATCTCGAAGGCGTGGCGGGCGTAGTCCTCGATGAGTCCTCGATACTCAAAAACTACACGGGCAAGATGAAGCGATTGGTTATGTCCAGGTGTGAGGATATTCCCTACAAGCTCGCGTGTACCGCTACCCCGGCACCCAACGACCTCAATGAGATAGGCAACCACTCCGAATTCCTCGACGTCATGGACGCCCCGGATATGCGTATGCGCTGGTTCGTGCGTGACGAAGGAATGAATAACTACCGCCTAAAGGGTCACGCCTTCGCTGACTTCTACGGGTGGATAGGTAGCTGGTCGAGCGTACTTCGCAAGCCGTCCGATATAGGCTATCAGGACGAAGGCTACGACCTCCCGCCGCTGCATTTCCACGATCGAGAGATAGAGACCGAACAGAGGGAACACGGAATGCTATTCAATGAGGTGGCCGTAAGTGCAACCAACTTCAATGCCGAGCTACGCCTTACCAAGGTTCCACGCATGGAAGCGGCCGCGGAGATAGTAAATGCCTCGGATGAACCCTTCATAGTTTGGGTACGTCAGAACGAGGAGGCCAAGTTCATCTTGGACCTTATCCCCGATGCGGTAGAGGTTCACGGGGGTATGACGCCGGAGCAAAAAGAAAGCGCGTTCCTAGCTTTTAAAGGAGGTAAGTTTCGGGTGCTGGTTACGAAGACCAAGATCGCCCAGTTCGGACTCAACTTCCAGCACTGCCCGAATCAGATATTCGCCTCTCTCGATTTCAGCTTCGAGGGGTTGTATCAGGCTATCCGCCGCTCGTATCGCTTCGGACAAAACAAAGAGGTCAACATCTACATCATCTCCACCGATACGATGGAGAATGTCACCCAGTCCATAAACCGAAAACAGAAGCAATTCAATGAGATGATGGCTGGAATTGTTACACACGCAAACGAAACGGAATACACCATGAAAGCCCATTACGAAAAGGTTGAAACCAAGACCGACGATTACCACCTCGTCAACGCCGACTGCGTTGATGCCATTCAATATTTGGAGGACGATAGCGTCGACCTCTCTGTATTTTCTCCGCCCTTCTCTACCCTCTTTACCTACTCGGACAATATCCGGGACATGGGAAACTGCGTAAGCAATGAGGAGTTCTTCGAGCAAACTATGTACCTCTTGCGCGATCTCTATCGCGTCATGAAGCCGGGGCGCCTGGTTTGCGTCCACAGTAAAGACCTCGCGCGGTACAAAAACAGCTCCGGATATACTGGCCTTTACGACTTCACGGGCGACTATCACCGCGCTATGGAGGAGGTCGGATTCAAGTACCATTCAAAGGTTACTATTTGGACCGACCCCGTACTGGAGATGCAACGCACGAAGACGCAGAGGCTCCTATATAAGCAGCTCCGCAAGGACTCCAGTTATACCGGAATCGGATTACCCGAATACGTGACCATATTCAAAAAGTGGGAAGGGGCTGAAGAGGATTGGGAGCCAATTACGAATAAGACCCGCGAAAACTTCCCACTCGATACTTGGCAAAAGTGGGCGAGTCCGGTATGGATGGACATCCAACGCACCGATGTACTGAACGATTGGCGCGGGGCCAAGGACGCAAAAGATGAAAAGCACATCTGCCCCTTACAGCTTGGAGTCATAGAGCGGTGCATTGGGCTGTGGTCGAATCCGGGCGAGTTGGTTTTCACTCCTTTTGCCGGAATCGGTTCGGAAGTATATCAAGCCGTCAAGATGCATCGCCGCGGGCTAGGGTTTGAACTCAAGCCCAGCTATTACGAGATGGCCAAAAAGAATTGCGCTGCGGTACTTAAAGAGCGCGATCAAATAGCCCTTTTTTGAATTGAACACATGAACAAACACGGACACACCTGGACACGCCAAGAGGACGAGCTGCTCATGGCACTCGTAGCCAAACACCACAATCCGAAAGCCCGGCGGCATACTTGGGAAAAAATCTCACCGCACTTTGAGCGCACCGAGCGAAGTATCGCACAGCGGTACTATCATTTGAAGAAGAACCCTAAACAGATGAAGCTCGAGATGCCGCCAAAGGAGCCTATTCAGATGCCCTTTCGGAAGCGTAGCATCACGCGTAAATCATTTTTGTGGGGACTCTATACCGTAGAGCGGGAAGAATAGCTATCTTGACCGAAAGGGCAGGCAAGTGTCCGCAATTTGGTTAAGGTGAAGCCCTCGAAACGTCGGGGGCTTCTTTCTTTATAGCGGGATAGCCCGCGCCCGGATCTTCTTGCTCCGTAGCTCTAGGTCGAGGACGTAGCACCCCAGCGGCTTGGGCGGGGCGCCCCTCATTACGTGCCAGCCTTTCGTGCCGTCTCCGTATTCCTCCTTGTACGTTGGCGTCCTGACGTGCAGGACTTCCTTTAGTTCTTGGGTGTGCTTGCTGTTGAGCATCTCTACGACGTGCGTCATAGTGTACGACTCATGTACGTGGCCGCTCCAATAGCAGTCCGCCCCCTGGACAGAAGCCATAGCGCGTTGATTTTGGATAACGCCCTTCGTCACTGGTCCCCCGCCGCCAGATCCGTGGAAGTATTTCATCTTGTAGCTCATCCCGTTGCCGCTTCCGTTGGCTGCCACAAAAGACCACACAACCCACCCCCCATACCCGCCGAGGACGATATCCCCCCCGCGGGCGTTGAGGCCCTCTACAAGCCTCGCAAGGAGGTCCGTCTCGCAGTTCTTGAGGATGGCCGTCTCGTGGTTGCCGTATCCGATTAGGCGGATATGTTCCCGGTAGGGGGCGAACCATTCCACCGCCGTACCTACAAGGTCATCGAGATATGTCGCGGTGTTGTGCTCCTCCCGGATATCGGACTTCATACGCCTGCCGTCGTACCGCCCCTGCATCGCGCAGAACGTGTCTCCGTTTAGGAAGATATCCAGCCCCTCCCGCACCGCGTAGTCCAGGTCCTTCTTCAATCTCACCCGGTCGCACTTGGGGTTGTCCCAATGCAGGTCGGACATAAGGAGGCAGCGGTAATGATCCCCGGCCTCGTACTCTAATTGGTAGACCTGTACGGGTGTCATCGCTCGAACATCGACGCCGTAATCGGAACAATCGAAACGGCGGCCAATGCTACGGCGGGCCACGTCAACCCGTGGCGGATAATCTCCTCACACGCAGTGAGGGCGAGGATACCCCCAATGGAACGCTTGGCGCTCCATCGCTTGAGGTCTCCTTTCGTCTTGAAGATTTCGGTGATGGCCGCCCCCCGCTTGGCCTCGCTCACTTCCTGCGGTCCTTAAAGATGAGGCCGATGAACGTGTCGAGGTACCCGAAGATTTGCCGGGGCTTCTCACTGGGGACGAGGTTCAAGACGGCCTTCACCGCGGCCAGCACGATGAAGATAAGTTCGACGTAGTGCTCTACGTACCAAGGCGTGAGTGGGTCCATAATTACAGGGTCTTGGATGACCACCGTGACGGAGTCTACGGCGGCGACGATGGTGTCGAGTGTGTCAATCATCTACCCCTCAATATAACCA